GTCGACCATTTTGGTATTGATGAGATTGAGGCGCTTGTTACCCGTGCCATAGTGGGAGCCAGGCATGTGCTGCCTCAGCATTGGCGCACTACAACGATGGCATGGAAGCCTGTCGATTGGCTGTCCATGCTGTCGGCGACGATTTTGTCGCCCAACTCGACATCGCCGAGTGTGCTGAAGAGAAACAAGCCGTTCCGCTGTTGTCTTATGTGGCTCGTGCAATTAAGTTGCGGTTCCAGCGCTTGTTTTCCCCATTGCGGCGGAACAACGTGGACAGTAAGGAGATGGACCGTATTATTGATGCTGTGCAAGATCACCACGTTGTTTTGCCTGTTTTAGCGGATTTTCTGCAGGCCCCAGCCAGGTACATCTACCCACAGTTGTTTATCGGGGAGAACGGCCACCCCGTACTGCGGGCGTTCGTGTGTGGCACCACCCTGTTGGCGCTGAGCTTGCTCCTATCGCTCGCCCTCTTCGTGGCGCTACGATTGTCCGCTGGGGCTTCACAGGTGTTGCCTATCATGTTAGCGAATCAAGTGATATCATTGCTGCCTTGGACACAAGGCTCCTCTTCGAGCACCCTGCTCCAGTTCGTGGTGCTTGGCGCGCTCTCGTGCACATGTTATACCCTCGCGGCTTTCTTGCAAGAGAGAGCTTCCTTTATGTCCGGCGTTTTGCGCCTCTTAGGTACCAGTTTTGGCTGCAGCGCTATGGTGGCGCTGCTCGCGCCGCTTTGGACACCGCGCATACCCGACTATTGTCCAATAGCCTATCAGCAAGAGAGATGGCTTCAGGCCAACTCTTTGTCAAGCGAGAAGTCCGATCATGGCTGGTCGCGCGCCAATTACCTGTAGAAGAGATTAAGCCCCGTATCATAGTTGCCTGCAATCCAAAGGTTAAAGTCGCTCTTGGTCCCACCGTCGTAGCCTTTTCAGAGAGGGTTCGCGACGTTTGGAACGCGAATGCGGCTATATTCTTTGAGTGCGGGTCGAGTCAAGATGAGGTTGCAAGTTGGTTCAATCGGGGTTTGAAAGCCTTTGGCGAGGGGTGGCTTTTCGCGTCAGATTTTTCAAAGATGGATGCGCATCAAAATCGCGAAAGCCTTAAGTTCTTGAATGATATCATGGCTACTGCTGGGGTTAGGGGTTTGCCACTTGCCTGCTTGCGCGCGCAGGAGAAACCCCAGAAGTTGTACACACGTGGGGGAATGGTTTGCACCGTACCTGCTTTTCTTAAATCTGGCGTGCCTAACACAACGTTGGCGAATTCCGTTGTGAATGCAGCCATTCATTATTACTCTTTCGCGAAGGCAGGTGGAGTCCCAGGGCGGGATTTTGTGCTGATGGTGCGCGGGGATGACAATTTGGCGTTTGTTCGCCCGGGGCTCGACAAGAATTTGGTTCAAGATGCATTAAGCTTAGGGTTCACGCTAAAAGTGTCGCGCCCCAGTTCGGTCAGCGAGGTGCGCTTTTGTTCCAATGCGTTCTATCCTGTGGCGGAGGATGATTCATTTTATCCGGCACCAACAATTGGTAAATGTTTGGTTAAGTTGACCGCCACAATTGCTGACATTAGCCCCAAGCAAAATGATGCTCATTTGCGTGGTGTGGCTCTTGGGTTGTTAGCGCTAACTAATCATGTTCCTTTGATATCGGATTGGGTTCAGATGGTGTTGCACCGTACTGCAGGTGCGCGCGGGCCCGCTCTAGTGCGGGCAGTTGCAGCCGCGCGAGTTAAGTATTTGAAAGGAGGTTCACACCACATTGCTGCATGCTCTGACCAATACGTTGCCGATATGTATGGCGTTAGCACGTCAGTTGTAGGGGATATGCGTGTATTGATCGCCTCCATGAATGCGCCG